CCACTTGCACTAATATTACTTGATGTAATATTTGTTGCAATTAAGTTTGTAAAATTAGCAGATGAACCAGTATATGCACTAGCACTAACATTACCCGCAACTTGTAATCTGTTTATACCATCCGTTGTATTTTTTCCTAATAAAACATATCCGTCTGAACCAGATATAAACATAATTGAACTGGTATCATAACTCATGATGTTCAATATGTTTCTATTTGCTGATTTAGAACCAGCAGAACCAAAACTAGCACTATCCATTGGTAATATTGTCAACATTGCATCAGGACCAACAATACCAGCATATCCTGGCAAACTAGAAACATATGTCGTACTAGCTCCACCGCCAGCACCATAACTAATAAAATTACCTACACCAAAATAACCACTTTGTTTAAATATAGCTCTGGTTCCAGCAACTATATTTGCACCGGCCGCTTGATTAACAATGTCTGGATCGGTTGAAGAATAATAAGCATAAACTCTCAAATCAGTAGAACCTGATTCGGTTCCTAATTGCATTCTAGGAGATAATACTGTTTCGGACCCACTTGAAGCCAACCGTGAAAATAGAATTGAAGATTGGGCGCCAGCATCACTTGCACTAGTTGCCAAATTTAAAGTAGCATATTTTGAAAATATAGTAGCACTACCACTTACATATAATCTTGCTAAATTTTCATTAACTGCTGCTTCACCATAAGTTCTATAAGCTGGACCAGTACCTACAAATAATTCATTACTTGCAGTAATTTCCGAAGCAACAATTTTATTACTTGCGCTTAAATTACTTGCGGTAATATTTGTTGCAAATACATTTGATAATGTACTATTGCCAACAACAGTAAGTGTACCCGCATCTTGTATTGTACTCGCAGTTAATCCTGCACTCGCACTAACTAATCCGCTGAAGGTGGCAGTAGTACCAGTCAATCCAGCCAATGTTGATGCGCCAACTACTGTAAGTGTACCAGCATCAGTAATATTAGTTTTTACATACAAATTACTGGAACTAATAAATCCGCTCGCACTAATGTTGCTTGCGGTAATATTATTTACATTTAAATCAGAACTACCAATTAGTGTTCCTGTAGTATCTGTTTGTAATACAAGTCTAGAACCGCTAATAATAGTTTCAACAAATGGTGCTTGACCACTTTGCAAAGATGCAGATGTTTGTGGAATTACTATGTTAAGAATGTTAGAATTGGGATATGGCATATAATTGTCTGTTTATCTAGTTATAAATATAAATATAAAATTAATTATATGTATATTTCGTATTATTAAGCAATCCAATCTGCAATGGATTGTCTCAACCATCTTCCACCGGCATAAATGTAATGATAATCACCATCATATGCCATCCAACCTGGTTCACCATAATCAGTGGGTGTATTTGGAACATCATGCCAAATAGTAACTTCTTGTTGTGAACCTGTAACCGTTAAATTTATTGTTTGTTGAATCAACGCAGCATAACTTTGTCTGATTGTAGTGACTGCTTCACCTGCAGCAGTAGTAGATTTTTCCGTTGCAATTGTACCTTTAGGAAATCTCCATTCACTATCATTTTCGGCAATAGGATTTATACTATAATAAGGATTTCCTTTGTTACTATAAGTGTTATCTTTAACCTTTTGATTAACCTTAGCCATTTGAGTACTACTAACAATTTCTGCTGTTAATTTTACTTGTTTTGGTGTCAATAATCTTTGAACAGTTTGTTTTCTATCTTCAAAAGATTCTGGCAACAAATAAGCATTGGTAGTTAAAGTAAATGTACTTCTTACCATTCTGTCTTTTTCACCACTTGATTCAATCGTATTGGTGTAATTATCAATTTTAACTCTAAAGTTAAATCTTTGTTTATCGCCCCAATAATCTCCTTCTGCAAAGTTAATTTTTTCTAATATTGCATTGTTTTGTTCAACATATTCAGTCCATACAATAAATTCATATTCTGCTTTAATATGATCAGGCATAGTAACTGCAAATATTTGATTGGTAGGAGCAACTGTCTTATTTAATAAATTAAATTTATCGTATTTGTTCTTTTCATTGAACTTAGTCATTACTGGATAACTCAAATAACGATTAAATGTTTGATAACCTTCATCTTTCGCAAATGATGTTCTTTTAACCATTATCAAAGGAATCTGTAATTTACCCTGTTGATCTCTTAAACCGCCTTGAGCTTTTGCTGCATACCATTTTTCAGGATTACCATATATAATAGGCACTTTTATATTTTCACCTGCGTCAATTACAGTAGGATTGATAACATTTTGTATATAACTAATCAATGCAGTATCAATATCTAATAAACTAACAGTAAAATTTTTCTTTGCATCTTCATCTCTTCTAGTATCCAATGCAATGTTTCTTACATTAGATACAATAGGATTGTTCTTTTCAACATTGTTATTTGTTGGTACTGGATTGTTCGTATTTCCTTGCCACATAATTAAAATTGACGGTTAACTAAATTAATTTTGCTCAACTTGCTATAATGCGTATTACAAATAATACTATGTGATTTATTTGCTTGACCTCCGAGCAGCTGCTCCTGTACAACATTATCAACTTCATGATAACGATCATTAAATAATATCATATCACCAACTTCTGGATAAAAACTTGCATCTTTTAATGACAATTCTCTAAATTTAAATACAACAGTTTGATCTCTATCAGGTCCAAATCCTTCATCATCTGTACTAATATCACCACGATCAATTATACTACTCAATTCTACACCAGAATAAAAACTCTTTCCTTCAGCCGCAACTGCTTCACCATAAATGTTTGTATTGGTTTCATTTGGTGCAATCTTAAATAAAACAACCAATGTTTCAATAATGTCACGCATCAATTCTGCATTAATTTGATTAACCAAATTAATGTCTCGTTGACTATAATATCTTCCAAATAATGCCATAATATTTTATTATTAAATGAAATGTTGCAAATAAGACATAGGTTTATCATGAAATATTAATATAAAACCAAATACCAAAACCCCAATATAAATTAGTAGTGGAACAGTCTTCATGATTGATGTCATCTTTTCAGTTTCATCTGCTTTAGCTTCCATTTGAGCTTTACGACTAGTAGCTTCAAGATTTTCTCTCAATTGTGTAATTAACGATTCTTTTTCAGATGCCGCTTCACTTCGCAATTCAGAACCATCCAATGTTACTTCTCCACCAGGAATTGGAATTGTACTATATTTTTGTCGAATCAAACCAAGATTTTCTTTACACAATGCCAAGAAATATTTCTTAACCCATTGTTTTCCAACTGCATTTAATTTATAATAAACTACATTTTGATATGGAACATTACTATAATCACTGACTACATCATAATTACTTCCACTACTAAATGTATTTGCACCATTTAATTTATCTTTTTCAACAACATATTCAACATAAATTGTATGATCGTGAGTAGGAATAGGAAATATCTTTAATTTATTATTGACAATTTCAAAGCTATATGCACTCTTACGAACCATATCATTAAATTCAATTGCTTGACCTCTTAATAAATCTTCAAATATTGGTGTCATCAAAAATTGTGTAGCAGGACTATATCCAGCAAAACCCATTTCATTCAATACATTGCTGTAACTCATACCAGTCATACTAAATGGATCATATATACGAGCAAATGCTGGTGGAGGACCATGAAATACTCTTCTAATTTCAACTCTACTACCTGTTTCAAGAGTTGTACCAATTATTGTTTGTAAATCATATGTTTGTACACTGGATGTTAATTGAACTGCAGCCTTTTTTATATCAACATAACCACCTACACCAACTTCACTACCATATCCTTTAGCTAATTGTATTATATATGGTAATCCTGTTCCGGTAACATTTTTTCCTGTAATATTAGGATTATTTGCAGTGCTTAATCCTTGTAAATTCAATAAATTATTTCTGATATTAAATTGATTTACTTGAGCACCATATTCATTAACAGCTTCTTCAAATGCTGCATAAAAATTTACATCAATTAGTTCAATGTCAATGATTGGATATCCCATTCTTTTTGCAGCCCACTCTGCGCTTTTCTCACAGTCATATTCAAAAAATCCAACACTTGATGTTAAACTAACAGGAGTAGGTTCTGTCAAATAAAATCCAAATGGTATGCTTCCAGTAGTTACAGCACTACCGCTACCTGGCCATCTTACTCTATCTTGATCTAAATTAGCACTCATTGTTTATAAATATATTATAATTTAGTTATTCTAACTTTTAAATCACCATTTCCTTTAATAA